AGGTGCCTGACTGCTCTCTCAGGTCGAGAATAGACGCTGACCCTATAGTGAAGTCAGTTGCACTAGCAAGTCCTCCTAGAAAAAGGCTAAGACTTACACACAGATTCGTCAGGCATTTCATTACAAAACTCTTCCTTTGTCCAGACACGATAAGCATAATCAGAATTACTATCGGCTTCTTTAAAGTTGTGCGAAACCCCTACCATTCCGGCTGGTTGATCCTGTGGATTCCTATCCCAACTATCTTGAGCTTCTTCTCCTATACTTCCCATATAAGGGCAAGGTGTTCCAGCCATTTCCATAGCTGAAAATACTCTATCATCCTGACACATTAAACTAACCGCAGCGACTTTCATTCCCATGTCATATAAGGTTTTTGAAAGCTTGATACGCTCACAGTTCTCGTCTGTTATGCTTCTGCCTCCAGAGAACCCGAAGATTTGAGTCTGCATAGCACCACTCACTCCTGTTGTACAGAGGTCTTGTGAATAAGAACTACCTATACTAGGTGCGATTGCACTTGGAGGAGGACTTTTAATCTCCTGTTCAATTCTCTGCACCGTTTCATTACGGTTAATGTTCTCATTAGTATTGACGTTAGTGTTGTTTGTAGTGACATCCGAAGATGAAGTGCTTTCGGAGACTGAATTGTTATTGTTTGTATTGGTAGCTGTACTATTATTAGTACTGGTTGATGTGTTTACGTTGTTACTACTTACATCTTGATTAACTGTAGAAGTATTTACGTTAGTATTACTAGCAGTAGAAGACGAACTAACTGTTGAGTTGTTGTTGTTTGTGTTAGTGTTTACGTTTGTATTACTGTTTGTATTTGACGATGTATTAGTATTAACATTCGTATTTGTAGACGCTCCAGTATACGAGGTACTGTTTATATTATTATTTGTATTAGTATTCGTTGCAGTAGAAGTAGACGTATTAACATTCGTATTGCTATTCGTATTTGTATTCGTATTAGTGTTGGTGTTTGTATTGGTGTTTGTATTGGTATTAGTACCCGTTGTAGTTGTTACAAGAGTATTAGTTTCACAATACTGTGAACCCGCTGCACACGTTCCCGTTTGTTGTGAAAATACTTCGTCTGGAAGTAGTATAAATAAAATCAAAATAAAAATTATAATAAAATATTTGTCGAAAACAAAGTTTGCCATATCTTTTATTTTTCCTCCCTAGTAAACTCAACATCGTTTGTTAGTGTCCTTTCTACTTCGCTTAGTACCCATCCCGGTACTTCCTCAAAACTTATGTCTACAAAGACATGCTCCTGAGCCTTTTGTAAATACACTTCAACTAAATCTTCGTAGAGTCCTCTGAAGATTTCTCTTTTAATCCAAGGCTGATTTTGTTTAGTTCTTGCTTTACAATCTAATTTGTAAGCCCTGTCTAAATCTGTTTCTAAATATAACAGCACTAGTACTCACCAGTTCGTATAATCCTTGTTAATTCTTTAGCTCTATTCCCTACCTGTTTAGACCACTTACTATCCATAAATTCATCTGCTGCCTTATCCCAATCACTTCTAGCCATTGCGGTTAAAGCCTTTTGAAATTTTCTTAATCTTGTTTGACCTAAGTTAAAACTTATATCAACCATTGCGTCCTGCCTAGCTTCGTTAAGATCTGAAAACCAACCATACTCAAAGTCTAGTTCAGTTATAATACGGTCAATATCATTTTGTAATAGATAATCTATCTCATCTTCTGATAACCCAATGCCCCCTTCTGGATCTATGTTTCTTCCAACACCTATAGTAATCTTAGAAGCACTACACTTATAAGCATGAGTTTCCACGCCTTCATGGATCTTTAACATTTCTATTAGTTTATCGTTGCTCATCTTCACCGTCCTGATAAAAAGGATCTAAACCTTGTTTGTCCCTTTCAAGAGCATGGATAATAGCCTTTTGCTTAATAGAATCAGGAACTATTCTAGGATTACCTTCAGCATTATTTTCCCTAAACCAATCTTGATCTTCTTCTGTTAAAGTAGGAACTAATAAAGGAATAGGTCTACCACCAAGAACATCCTCAAAAGTAACAGATAATTCAGTGTGGGTTTTACCTGTTACATTACTTACAATTGGACCTAAAAATCCCCGCATAGATTTATCTCTGTCGGTAGATACAGGATCACCTCCTTTTACTTCATCACCGTCTTTATAACTTTGTCTTCGTTTCTTTAGGGTGCTAAGTAATCCTCCTCTATTCATTAAGATTCTATCTTCTTGTCGTCTTTGCAGGGCTTCCAGTAATCCTTCTTCTACATAGGGTTCTCCAGTTAAAGGGTTTATTCTAGTAGCAGGATCTTCTTTAGCAAAGGGAACATCTTCTCCTTTTATTAAACCTCCTGTTACTCTTCTTTGTCTAGTAGATTCATTAGAAGAACTAGGATATAAATACTTAGAAAGTAAAGAATTATAAGATTGCCATTCTGCCTCTAATCGTAAAATATCTTCATCTGCTTGATTAAATATAGATTGAAGTTCTTCAAAGTCTATTCTACCTCTATCTAAATCAGTTCTAGCATCTGAATATTTTCTATCTATTTCTCTTCGTTGTTGGGTGTACTCAAATTCTTTTAATAATCTATTTTTATGAATATTTTGTGGTCGTAATTTTACACCAAAACCATATAGCCATGCTTCAAGAGGACTATAGTTAGCACCATAAGGAGATCCAGTATAAACTGATTTTAAAACATCTCCTTCTATTCCTTCTACTTTACCTACCTCATATCCTTTTTGTAAGTTATTAGCTATTTGTCTTCGATCCCAAGCATACGAACCGGGAACAACAGGAATATTAGGTATCATTTTTCTTGCAAAATCTTTAATTAATGCTAAATCATCTGTCCCTACTCCTTCTATATCCTGTCCTGTATAAGCATCTTTCTGGACTGCAAAGGTATTCCATAAATCTCCCCATATTCCAAAAGAAGGTTGAAACGGAGAAGGTAGTCCGGGTACTCCCTGTTCTCTTTGCTCATAAATATCTCCACCGGGAACCCAACGACTAACGTCTAAATATTGTGAGTCTCCATAAGCAGATCTAAAGGGCATTTTAACAAGTGTAGGAGGCATAAAAGGAACATCATATAAAGTTCTAGAAAGCTCATCTCTTGCCGTTAGTCTTTCTGCCTCTTGATTTCCCTCCCCAAATTTTTGTCCAGCTTGATTTAACATATAACCCGCTAATGCCCACTTAGCAAATTTATGTGGCCTCATAACGGCTGCTTCAGCTATTAAAGGAATCACTCTATAGGTATAACTGAGAAAGGGCGTAGGGTATCTTCTCATCCAATTAATTAAAGGAGCATTAATATCATAATCAATAAACCATTTACGAGCTTCTTGAGCAGCCTTTATTTTTTGAGCTTCAGAAATATTATCAATACCTCCCATTTTATTAACTCTGTCTTTAAAGACAGTATATCTAAATACATGGTCTTCAAATTGATAAGCTCTCTCTGCTTTTTTAATAGTTAAGTTTTTAACTTTATTTAAAGCTTTTCCTACAAGTCCTGTAAATCCTAAAACATCTTCCGGTAAAAATTGATCTGTTTCTTTCTTAAATGTTTCTTCAAAAGCATTTGCTATATCATTTCCAAATTCTTTACTTACTATATCAACATCATAAACTCCATATAATTTTGCATCTTTAGCTAATCTAGAAGCATTTTCAGGATCTCTTATAGCTTTAGAAAATTCCAAAGCAGCTTTAGGAAGCAATGAAATTTGAGTTCCAGACAAATCTAAAAGCCCTACATTAGAGATTGTATTATTAACATGAACGGCTGGAATCCAAGCAGTCTTTAACTTCTTCCAAGTAGTTGTTAATCCTTCAACACCCTTAGCAAATTTAGCTATTCTAGCATCTTGAGTTTCTTTTAAACGAAGCATGTTTTTTAAATCATTTAAAATTGGCGTTTGAACGTACATTTTGTCTTTGCCTAATTTACCATATGCGTAGATATTAGAAGTCCCTTTAATCTTTGTTTCAGGAACAACACTATATAAAGCTTGAGTTGCTTCATCTAAATTATCTAATTGTTCTTTAGTAACTGCAAATTTTAAATTATTTTCATCTATGTCTTCAGCTATTGTATTAAAAAATTTAGACATTGAAATATCGTGTGCCATTAATCTGCCAGTTTCTCCTATAGCATAAGAAGCATCTTCAATTTCTCCCCACTTAACTCTTTCTTCTTTAGTCCATTGTCTTCTAACTAAAACCTGCCCTGTTTTTTTCCGTATAAGAACCTTATCTTTTTTAGGATCATCAGTATGTCTAACTTCTCTAACAAAATCATAGTCTTTATATTTAGAAGATTCACCTGCTAATATTTTTTTAAATTCTCTATCCCAAGTAGTAGGAGCAATTTTTTTGGTTTCTCTTAAATCTTTTAAAAGCTCAAACCCATCGTCAAGATATTCTTGTTTGATTTTACCTTCTTTATCAAAAAATGTTGTATAAGATATTTTCTCTTCTAAACCTCTCGGCTTAAATTCATCTCCAATTAAAGTAAGTTTTCTTAGTCCTGTCTGAAATGTAGGATCTCCTTTTTTATTTGATTTTAAATGTTTCCTATAGGTTCTATGTACATAAGTATCTAGATTTTTATTAAATACTTCTTCATCTAATAATGATAAATCTACCATTTCTTGACCATACTTTTTAATTAATCTACGTTTTTCAGCATTAAAAATATCTAACTCTTCCCTTTTCTGAGGACTTAGTTTTCCAAACTCATCTTCTAATTTATTTAATGATGGAAAATCTCCGGTCATAATATTGTGCAACATTCTATTTTCTACAGGAGTTAATCCTCTTGCTATGGGAATTAGTAATCCTTGAAAATCCTGCATAATTTGGTTTCTACCTACAAGACCTTCATACCTTCTGTCTTTATATTTTTGACTTAATCCATAATCATTAACAACCATACTTGACATGAACTCACCCCAAGTTTCATTACCTGTCATTACTCTAAGTCTTCCTGCCATATTAACGGAAGCTCCTGCTCCCATAGACCATAAAGCAGCATCAGCCATTCTTTGACTTACAGTAGCATTAGGATTATTACTTGAATTATATCCATATATTCCTCCTCCTGCCGCAGAAAAAGAGGTTCCCCAAAAATTAAAAATATAATTTTTTAAGGCATCTCCAGCAATACGCTGATAAAAATTTTCTACAGGTTTAGTTATAGAAGCTGGATTACTTGTTGCCTCATCAATTTCTTCTCCAAGTCTTTTACTAATAACTTCATCACTAGCTGTCTTAGGATTTTGTCCCTGATTAGAAGCCCTAGATTCTACTCTTTCTATATCATTTATAAGATCAGAAGATCCTGCTTTATCTTGTGAATTTAAAATTCTTTGTCTTCTTATAATATTATTAACGTGTTGTCTAGCTTTATAAGGACTAGCAAATCTTCCAGAAAATAAAGCATCTGCCCCTTGTTCTTTAAATAGTTCACTAAGAACTGTTTCTTTTCCTACAATATCCCCATCTTTATCTAGATTTTGAGAGATTCTAAGAATCTGCCATTCGTCCTGAATTTTTTGAACCCTATAAAGTTCTCTTTCATTTTTTAATAATGAAGCATTAGGATTAATTAAATCATACGCATACTGAGGAGAGGAAATTTGTTTTCCAGTATAATCAAAAAAAGTTTCAGTCTTTAATCCTGTAGAAGTATCAATAATTTCTTGTGTTCTAGTATTATCTATATTAGAGGATACAACCCATTCTCCTTTATTATAAGGTTTCATAGCCCTATAATTTCTAGTTATAGGAGTAGCTGGTTCTAAAATATCTGTATCATCTAAAATAGATCTTCCTGTAAAATCAATTGTTTTACCGGGGACAGTGATGTTTTTTTCTTGATCCCTTGTTAAAAATTTAGGAATAGTAACAGGTTTAGTAGTTTCTAAAGTAGGATCTAAAGGAAAATCTTGTGCCCTATCTTTTTCTGCTTGTCTTCTTGAAACATCTATTTCATTTTCTTTAGCAGCAGTTTCTTGTTTAGGCGTTGCTTTAGATGATACGTTATCAGGATCTAAAGGACTTGGCCTTCCTCTCATTCTATTAATTAAATGTCCAGCACCTCCAGCAATTCCTCCTAATACTCCACCAGCCGCAGCACCAATAGCTGCATTCTCTATCCTATTTTGATTTTCTGCAAATAATCCGGGGTTATCCCTACTTACATAGCCTAATGAACCATAAACTCCTCCAATACCTGCTCCGTAAGTTACAATATGGCGAAGCTTGTTTGCTTTTGCCATTAATCCAGCAACAGGAACTAAGTTTAAAGGATCAAGAAGGGCTGCTGAACCTATGAAATTAGCCATAGCTTTAGTACCATATTCTTCGTTGTCTAAAATTTTTTGAAGCCTACGATCATCTTTCTTTAAATCTTCAACTGTTTCATCCCAATTAAAAGTTTCTCCAAGAATTTGAGTAATTCCTCGTAGACTATCAGACAGCCCCATTTTTCTAGCATAAGACATAGCCTCTTCTTCTGTAGCACCGAGCATGTCATTACCTGTAATATTTCTCCAGCGTTCTATATGCCTTCGATTATTATTATCTTGATTAGAATTTTTCATTATTGATTATCTATGTAATTATTTAAC